CCCTTGTTGAGCTCCTCGGAGTGCAGCAGCAGCCCCAATCCGCCCGCCAGCCGTCCGCCCATGCCGCGCAGGAAGCCCATCGCGCCCGAGCCTGCACGCGCCAGCCAGCCCGAAGCACCCGCGCCCGCTGCCGCCGCACCGCCTTTGCCCAGCAGGCTCATTGCCCCCTGTGCCAGCGCCGATGCCGACACGGCGGCGGTAAAGGCTTTTAGCGCGGTGGTGGCCACCGGAAATTCTGCCGACAGGCTTTTCAGCTGCGTTTCCGCCTCCACCAGTGTTTCAAAGGTTTTTGATTCCTGCAGCGCCAAATCCTTTTGCGCCGCCGCCTTTTCCTGCCGCGCTGCCGCGCTGTTGCCCATAAAGGTGTTTTTGCCGCCGATAACGTCGGTTTTGTTGCCCATCAGCCCATTAAAGTAGTCGGACATCTGCTTGGCATCAATCATGGCGTTCAGACCGGCGCGTGCCTGCATGTCCGGCAGCAGCTTGGACACCATAAACGCCTGCATGGTCGCCACTTGCTGCTTGGCCGCCTCGTCGCCCTTGTCGGCGCGGGCTTTGGCCGCCTGAAACTGCTTGTCTGCGCTCAATAATTTTTGTGCAAACTCGCCCAATACCTGCACGGCGTTTTTGCCCTCGCGCTGGCCTGCCAGCACCATCTGCTGCCAGTTCACACCCGCCCGCTGCCCTTTGAGCAGGCTGTCCATGCGTTTGGTCGTGTCGGCGCTCAATGCTTTTTGCAGCACGTTTTTAACGTTGTTGGCCGCTTCGTCCGGCGTGCCTGATTTGTTGGACGCGGATTGCAGCGCGGACAACAGGTAGGCCAGCCCCGCCTCGCCTTTAAAGCCCGCGGCGGCGGCATCGGGCAGCAGGCTGGGCAGCTCGCGCACCATGTTGGCAATCTCAAACGTGCCCTGCATACCGGACTGCGCCGCCATGCGCGACGCGCGCGCCACGTCCAGCCCGTTGTCTTCAAAGGCGCGCGCGAGTTTGGCCGCAGCCGCGCCGTCGAATTGGCCGTTTTCGCCCGATGCCATCGCCAAAGCGTGCGTGGCCGGGGCGTTTTGGCGCACCTTGTCCCAGCTCATACCGTTGGCCAGCATGCCCTGCACGGTGTCGATGGCCGTATCGGTGCTGCCGCCGTTGGCATCGACCAGCGACTTAATCAGCGCACGGGTCTGCGCCAACCCTTGGCTCTCCAGCCATTGGGTATCGCTGCCGCGCGTTTCGCCGTGCGCCGCCCAAGTGGTTTCGCGCAGGCGGTAGTCCAGCGTTTTGTAGCGCTCCATTTCGGGCTGCACGGCCATATAGCCCGCCGTCGCTCCTGCCGCGGCCGCCGCGCCAACCCGTCCGATGCGCCCCATCGCGCGCCCGAAGCGCCCTTGTGTCTGCACGCCACGGTTGAGTTCGGCGTTGAGTTCCGCGATGCGCAGGCGCGTGGCGGTGGCGGCGCGGGCAAGGTCGTTGTGCGATGCGCTGCCACTCCTGGCCAAACGGTTGTAGGCCGCTTGCGTCTGGGCAATCTCGCGGCGGATTTGCTGCTCGCTGCGGATACCGGCCAACGTGTAAGGCCGCTGCTCGCGGGCGCGGCGCTGCTGTGCCTGTCGGGTGCGTTCCAGGCTGCGCTCCGTTTCGCGCAGCAGGTTGCGCGCCCCGTTGTCGCGCCCGGTCAGCGTCAAGGTTAGGTTCATGTTTCCTGCGGACATAAAAAAGCCTTTAAACAATAAATTAACTCAAGGTCAATTATCGTTTAAAGGCTGTCATGGGTAGGAGCGGCAGGCTTTCGCCCCGCGCGCGCATCACGGTTGGCGGTCTTTGACCGGCAGCCTGCGCGACACAATCACGCCGTCATCGGTCGGCACTTTGACGCCCAGGCTTTGCAGCACGTCCGCCAGCCATGCCGACAATTCGGCGTGGCACATGCCCGCCACCGCGTCTGCGCCGATGCCGGACTTGGCCATGATGATTACGGCGCGGCGGTAGTTCTGGTGGCTGGTTTGCCAGCTGCGTTGTGTGTTTGCGCCGCCCCGTCGGTTTCGGTCGCCGAAGCGGCGGGCGATTTTGCCCGCAGTGCGTCCTGCTCGTCCAAAATCTGCGCGTAATCCGCGCCGCTTAAATTTGCCAGCAGGTAGTCGGCGGTCAAATCCGCTGCGGGGATGCCATCCACCTCCAGTTGGCGCGCCCAATAAATCAGGGTTTCCTGCACTTGGCGGCGGGTTTTTTGGGATTCGGCGGCGTTGTCGGGCAAATCGCCCAGCGCCTCGATTTCCGCCAGCGCGTCCAATTCTGCGCCGATGGTCAGCGGTTTTAAAGCCGCTTTAAAATGGGTTTCGCCGTCCCAACCCAAGCCGTATTGCAGCGTGAATGCGTGTTTTAGCATGGCTCAATCACTCCAAGATTTTGTGCAGCGCAATTATCTCAATGTCGATGCGCGCCTCGTTGTCCACCTCGTACTGCTCGCCGGTCTCCACCGTAAAGCAGTCCAGATACGACACGCGGCGGTCGTTTTTGTTGATGGGGTACACCGTGATTTTGGCTTTGGTGATGCCGTCCCAGTTGATGGACGACGTGCCAATCGGGATGGCGGCGGTAATGCTCAATTTGTGTTCGGTCACGCCATCGGCATAGCCCAGCGCGCGCCCGTAGCGGTTCATAGTTTTGACGGGCTTGCGGCCGGTGGTCGTGGTCGGCTTGAGGCTCACAATCTCAATATCGCGGCCGTCCACCTCCATAATGATGGCGCCAGCATAGGTGGCATTGCTCATGGTTCGTTCTCCCTAGCCCGCCCGAAATGGGCGGGGCTGATGTGTTACAAAATCAGGTCGATGCGCCCTGCAAACACGTGCAGGCCGTTGACCACGTCGGCCGGAATCAGCGCATTGACGCGGTTGGCGTCCTGCGGGCTGCGCGCCACCACCAGTTTTGCCCTGTTGGCTTCGGCATTTTCGATGATTTCGGCCTGCTCCATTTTTAGGAGCACGTCCAAAACCTCGCTGCGGATTTTGGGCAGCAGGCGGTCGCTCAATTTGTCGCGCGGGAAGCGCAGCGCAATGCGCTCTTTCACGGCGCGGCGCACATAATCCAGCGTGCGGATGGTGGTAATGTCCAACAGGCTCGGGTCGGGCGTGTTGGTGGCGGATTTGGTGTAGGTGGACACCGCGCGCATAATCTGCACCTTGCCCGCCACCACCGTCAGCGGGGTAAGCCCGTTATACAGCGCGCTGTTGCACTCGTTAAACAGCGGCCACTGCGCGTCCGGCGTAATCGCCAAACCTTTGATTTCGAGCGTGTTCAACGGGCGGGCGGGGTCTTCTTCTCCCGCCAGCACCGCCGCATAGCCCGCCGCCAGAAGGCCGTTGGCTTCCGCCGCGCCCTTGTACCATGCGCAGGTAATGCGCCCGTCATTGAGCTTGGCGGTAAACGCGGTGCCGGTGGCCATCGTGCCGCGCCAGCCCAGCACGCCGATACAGCCGCGCTGCTCGATGGCGTTGGATACCTGCTCGATATGCACGGACAGGGCTTTGGCGTTGGCGTCGTCCGAAAACGGCGACACGATGATGTGGTAGTGCTTGCCGGCCACTTTTTCCAGGGCAGCCTGCACCTCGGCATTCTTCGCGCCGTTCGCCATGGCGGTGGTTTGCAGTTGCAGGCCGCTGTTGCCCGGGTCGGTGGCCAGGCGGATTTCATTGCCGATTTCGCCTTTCGACTTTGCCGTCAGGGTCAGCGTGGCACCGTTGGCGGTGGCGCTCACAGGCAGGTCGGCATCATTGACCGCCGTTTGCAGCTTGGCGGCAATATCGGCCGCACTTTGCCCCGCGGCGGCGGCCACGCTGACGGTTGTGCCGCCGGCGGAAACGTCCACCGATGACGCCGTCTGCACCGTGCCGCTCAGCGTGATGCTGCCGGTTGCGGCCACGCCCGCGCTGTGGTCGGGCAGGCCGATAACGGTCAAATCCAAATAAGGGTTGTTGGTAAACGCCTGTTTGACCATCAGCTGCGCCCACGAGCCGCGTCCGAACATATCGCCCGCCTCGTCGTCCGAATAAAGCTGCACCGGCTCGAGCGGTGCCTGCCAGCCGCTGTCCAGCATGGGGGCGAGCAGCAGCACCGATTGCGGATTCTGCGGCAGGCCCTGCACCGCGTTGCGCGTGTTAAATTCGATGTATCGGCCCGGCACGCGGATGCTGCTGGGGATGGTGTCAAAACTGATAAAGTCGGCCATGGGTTATGCTCCTTTGCCTTTGGCGGCGGGTTTTTCAGTTTTCGGCGCGTCGTCCGGCGCTTCCACCGCCAGCAGGTCGCCGTCGGCCAGCAGGCGGCGGTAATACATATCGTCGCCGTCCACGTCCACCGGTACGTCGTCGCCGATGTATTCGTGCGGGTGGTGCGCCATCGGCACACGCAGGCCGGGGGCAGCCTGCACTTTGATTGTCGTCATAGGTTTATCTCCACAGGCACGGCGGCCTGTTGTTCTGGGTCATACACTTTGCCGTCCACCCCTTGCAGGGCGGGGTACGGCGCGGACAAGGCCGCCTGATAGCGGCTAAACAAATGGTCGGGGTGCTGCGGGTCGGCCTGCGGCTCCGGAAAACGGCCGTTTTCCAGCACGGCGCTGTCAAACCGCACCGCGTATTCGACGGCATAAACGCTTAAACTCATGGCCTGCACGCTGGTTTGATTGACAATCGAGCGCACCGCGCGCGGTACCATGCCGCGGCTGTCGTCAAAGCCCAAACGCTGTGCGTCCAGCAGGCGGCGCACCGCCCAAACCAAATCATTGCAGCCGATTTCGCGGCTGTCCGTGCCGCCTTGCCGTCCCGCTGCCTCGTGGCGCAGGTTGCGTGTGGCGCACATCACGGCAAACGTGGCCGTGTCCTGATAGCGGCAGCCGCCCGATACGGTCTCGATTTTGCTGCCGCCATACGTTACCCACACCGCGGGCAGGGTCGGGATTTGGGCGGCAAGGTCGTCCAACTCGCCGCCGTAGCTTTTGACTTGGCGCACCATCTTGCCCAAACCGGCCGTCAGCCGCGCCACAATCGCCCGCTCAATTTGAGTAATCACGATAAAACACCTTGTTTTTCGGGCGGGCAAACACAATGCCCGTGTCGCTGCTTTCCGCCTCCTTGCCCGCAGAATCCGCGCCCAGCTGCACATCGCCTTTGGCCAAGGCTTTAAGCAGGTTGAGCACGTCGATTTGGTAGCGGTTGCGGATTTCCTCGGTGATTAACACGCCCGAGGCGGCGCACAGGCGGTAGCGGGCAATGTCGCAGCACAGCCGCGTTAAAATCGGCGGGGTCTCTTTAAACGGCTGTTTAAACCGCCCCAAATAGGCGTCGATTTCCGCCGTCGCGTCCGCCAGCGCCGTCTCCACCACCGCGGTGTCGATAACGCCCTGCTGCTGTCGGTCGGACAGCTGCAGCACCTCCAAATCGCCAAAGCGCGCCACCATGTCCTGCACACCGGCATACATGCCTATGCCCCTTGGTGTTGCAGCATGGGCTCGTCCAATAGGCGCGCCCATTGGGCATCGTCAAAGTCCGCGCGGTTTAAGGGCTTCCACGCGCCGTCAAACTGCACGCCGCAGCGCCAAAACGTCGCGCCGGAGGCCGTGCGAAATTGCAGGGTTTCGGCAGTGGTTTGCGCCTTTGATTCGGCGGGTGCAGGCTGCTCGGTTTCCGTTTGCTCGGTTTCCGTTTGCTCGGTTTCCGTTTGCTCGGTTTCCGTTTGCTCGGTTTCGGGCAGCTCGGTTTCAGGGTTGGAATTGGGTTTTGCTTTTGCCATATCGTCCTCCGTGGGCGCGCACGCGGCGCACCCGGCTTAATCGTTACAGGTGCACGCTCACGTGCAGTTTCAGACGGCCTTTAAACGTGTTGGTCGTGCCGTTGATTTTGTCGGCCTCCAACAGTTCGCGCGCGGCGTCTTCCAGTTCGGGCGGCACCACCAGCAGCGTGGGCTTGATGTTGAGCACGTAGCCGCCGTCGGCCTTAATCGTCATCATTTGCGTGATGATTTTGGCCAGATTGGCACGGTTGAGCTTGGTTTTTTCGGCGCAATGGGCCAGCTGCCACAAACCAAAACCCGCATTGCAGCGGCGGCGCACGCCGTAGAGGTACTCGTCCTCCAAAAATACGCGGTCGGATTTGGACGGGTCAAACTTGGTTTCAAATTCAGGCGCAGTACGTTCCTGGAAAATCAACGGTTTAAGGGTTTTGCTGTCGTCAATCACATAAAACGTCGGCGCATCGTTGTCCGTGCCGGTGGTTATGTTGGACGTTGGGGTGTTGGCACCCGTGCCGTCGTTGTTGGCAAACACAGGGTGGTCGGTATCAAAAAAATACTGGCCGTCGTAGCACAGCGTGGATTTGCCGCGTTTGAGCAGGCTCCAAACCAGCGTGTCGGGCAGTGCGGCGGCGGATTCGCCCATCGCGGCCATCATCGGGCGGTACATACCCACTTGGTCGTCCTCGATGTCGGTGCGCGCCACGCCCACGGTGGATTCGTATTTTTTGTTTTCGATGGCCATCGCTTGTTTGGCCATTTTGCCGATTTGGCGTGTGCCGACCCATTCGCGCATTTGCGGAAATTTGCCCAGCCATGCGTAGGTGTTGGTGGCGGTGCTGCTCGGGATGGTCATCGCCACGGTGCCGTAGGTCGGCTGCACGCTGTCCAGGCCGTTTTGAAACTCTTTGCGAAAGGCGGCGGTCAGTGCCGTCAAGATGGCTGCTTTATCCATTATTGGTCAGTCCCTTTGGTTGATTTGATAAATTCGGCATCGGTCATGCCCAGCATTTTGGCGGCGGCTTTTTCCTCTGCCGTCAGCGCGGCGGTGTTCAGGCCGCCCGTTGCATTCTGCGCCGCGGTCTGCGCTTGGTTTAACGCGGCCACGGGTTGCGCCTGCTCAATGTAGCCGGTCAGAAACGCCAGCCCGTTCGGCTGTTTCAATACGCCCTCCGCCCACTCTTTTTGTGCGGGCAGCAGCTTGCCGGCAGTCAGCGCGGCGGTAACCGCCCCGGCTGCTTCGAAAAAATTCGCAAGCCCGAAT